TCTAGACTTTCCATTTCATAATGCAAATGGGGGAGTTGCCTCCCCCATTCCTGTTAGCCGATCGGAATCAATTTGGGCATGAGTTCTTCAGGAATCTTACGCTCTAGTTGAATCGTCAGCATACCATTGACAATATCAGCACCCTTTACAGCAATATGTTCAGCGAGTGTGAAGACACGAGTGAATGGACGCTTTGCGATACCATGATACAGATATTCAGTGAAGTCATCAGTGACTGATCCAACTTCACCCTTCACAGTAATTTTATCGCCATCTTGTTCAATAGTCAACTGATCTTTCTCAAAACCAGCAACAGCAATTTCGATAGCAAAGTTGTTTTCACCTTCTTTGACGATATTGTATGGAGGATATTTCGTAGAACGCTCAACTTCTTCACTGACTTCGAACAGTCGATCGAAAAAACTTTCGTGTCCAATACCAAATGAGTTGAGATTTTTTGCCATTTGAGCAAATGGCGAAAGTGCATTGGCTGTAGTAACCATAGTGTTTCTCCTTTTCAGCGAGATTAAAGTTTTGCTCCCTTTCGGCGAGCGATAGTTGGGGGCATTCCTTTGGGTAATAAGGAAGGAATGCCAAAACCCCATCTGGTCAGCTCAATTAAGCAGCAAGAGCCAGAGTGTAGTTGTCATCGTTTGCAACTATTTTAATGCTTCTTCGACCAGGTATTCGCCCAATCCTTGCGGTCTTTCGCCTTGACCGATTCTCCACGAAACCTACACAATTGCCTGTCGAACCTAGACATCCCCATCAGAAGCATACTCATCGTGGTCTTCTACGGTAATCCGTTGGGAACCTTACCACGCATTACGAATATGCTTTTGGTGGAGATGGGGAGAATCGCACTCCCGTCCAAACAACCTTCAATTTCGCTTCAACGAATAATGCTGGAGCATCAACGAGGTGCAGACTCTCCGCTCCGTTACTTTTCTGCACTGCATTATTTATTACTTCTTAGGTGCTGCCTTTTTCTTAGGAGCAGCGACCTTCTTCTTAGGAGCAGCGACCTTCTTCTTAGGAGCAGCAACCTTCTTCTTTGGTGCAGCTGCCTTAGTCTTAGGAGCAGCAACCTTCTTAGCAGCTGGCTTCTTCTTTGGCGCAGCCTTCTTCTTAGCAGGTGCTGGCTTGTCGTCTTCAACAAACACTTCAGTCTTTTCAGTCTGAGTAACAGTTACAGTTACAGATTCAACTGCATCATCATCTGTCTTCAACTGTGGTGGCACATACTTCTCAGTATCAGCACCAATAGACACGTCCTTTCGGATTGCCCAAAGAATAACAATAGCGCCAACTGCAATAATTGCAATCAAAAGTTCCATACCCATATCATTCTCCTAGAGTATATCAATCAAAATAATATTTTACTGGACTTTTATTTATAAGTCAAACGATAATTGAGGATTTTCTTCAAAAAGAATTGCCTCAAGATTTGGCTGAAAAAAATTTGGTCCTTTCAACACCTTACCATCTTCTCTATATATTGGCTTTCCGTCAGCACCCAACTTACTCATATTTGAACGCTGTACTTCTTCAAAACATTTGTCCAGGTCAATACCATAAGCATGACCAGCACCATATACAACATAGAGAAGATCAGTTAGAGCATCGGCAACGCCAATCAAATCGTTTTGACATTGCGCATCCCAAAGTTCTTGCAGTTCTTCCTTGATCAAATCATAACGCAATGCTTGCGTATTGGTGTCAGGATTCTCTGGTTTATTCTTTACTTCTTGACCAAACGCCATCATAAATTCACGAACCATATCAAAATTTGTCATCACTTCTTTTTCCCCAGATTATATTTTGCAACCAATTCCCAATCATCCTTTTCTTTGTAAGGAAGCACCTTTATTTGCGATAATGGTGCGACGGGTTCACTACTTCTTCGAGCATCAACAAGATCAACAAGACCCCACTCAGCAAGCAGATTGGCAATAGTATTGCGCCTCGCAATATCTTCCTCGGCAAAGTTAGATGGTTTGCCGTCCAAAGCGAACAGTTCTTTGAAGTGTACAATGTAATATCTCCCTTGTTTGTGGAGTATATGACATGACTGATAAATCGTACGATTCTTCTTAGATGCTACGCCAATTCTTGTCAATGTCTCACGAATTTTTAGGAAGTCGTCTTCGTTTTTGAGGACAACCTCAACCATGTTTTCTGTCATCTTTACCACCCTTTTGTAATGTTATTTTTATTTGGGTCAATTGTTCAGGTGTTAAGATGGAGAGTGCTTGGCGTGCCTTTGTATCATTGTAACCAAAGTATTCTTTAACGATCAACACATCACCATCATTATCTTTCTTTGACCATTTAGCATATCGCTTCTTTGGTCTTACGATATTTAGTAAAAAATCATACTGTAACAAATTGTCCAGATGATGGCGTGTGTTCATCTCATTTGCAAAGAACACCGTGTCATTATGATACGACAAAGCACGATTGGTTAGAAACGGACTGTATGACTTCTCTGCGAGTTTATCATTAGCAGTACCACGCATCAAATCCTTTTTGGTTTGATTGATGGAGTTGGTAAAGTCAAAAGGATTAGTCTTAGCCATTGAGTTCTCTTATCACTGTTTGCATTCTATAAACATCAAGCGCAATATCATAGCAAGGATCATGTAATACAACTTCGCCAATACCTTCAGGCATAAAGTTATTTTTGATGTTGCTACCATACAACAAACCATCTAGGAACGAGCGAGTATCACGAATCGCCCACCAGTTTTTAAATTTAGGTTTGCCAGTTGCAATCAAAATTGAGTCCAACAACACAGGGTCAAAACTGTTACCACGTGTCCATACTGTCTTCATATTTTCATAATCAAGATCACGCACCATAAAATCATATAATACATCAATAGACTGGTCAACTGGGCTTGGTTTCAACTGTGCTTGCGCATCTTTACTTTGCTGTTTCCACCAGTCAAGCGTGCTCTTTTCAATTTTACGACCATACTTCTCGACTTGCTCTTGAACATCAAACTTTATAAACTGCGATCCCTCTACAAGTTCATCAAACTCATAAAACTTATTTGGATCAAACTGTAATGCTGCGATATTGACGACAACACCATCAAAGGCATTTTGACTTAGCGTTTCAAAATCGTAGATAAGGTTCATTTAAACTCCGCATCAACCATAATCTCAGTCAACATCGCCATTGTATTGATCTCCTGATCAGCAGCAAAGGCAGACTTGTACTGATAGTCAGCAAGCGTGACCACAATCTGTGGAATACTCGCAGGCACTACAATATCATGCAACGATTCATAGAACTTGCGAAAGAATGGTGCAACATCACCATCAATGTTCTGACCAACCCACTTACGAACGGCAGTAAACTCTTTGTTCTTCATCGCATCAAACAATGTCTTTAGATTTGCGTCAGACTGCGAAACAAGAATACCAGAGTCGATGCGACCAGTAACGCTGTAACGCTGAAGCTCGTTAAGAATGCGACGATTATCAGGAAAATGTTTAGTGATGAGTTCAGCGACAACCTTCTGTTCATAATCAATTCCTTCCCTTTCTAGGATCCACTCAACTCGTTTGAAGAACTGTCCTGCCAACTTTGGCTTGTCGGCGTTCCGCAGTTTGAATTCGACGACGGAGCAACGAGAGTGGAGCGGAGCAATAATTCTGTTAACAAAATTACAAGTAAGAATGAACCCGCAATTAGCAGAATACTCTTCCATAAAATTTCGAAGAGCAGGTTGAACAGTTTCTGCATTAAGGTAATCAGCTTCGTCAAGAATAACATACTTACGACCTCCAGAAAGCGACATACTGGAAGCAAAGTTTTTGATCTTAGTACGCAGTGTGTCGATAAGACGACCTTCGTCTGAACCATTGATTACAATATAGTCTGCTCCGATCTCATCCAACATTGCTTTAGCAACAGTTGTCTTACCGATTCCAGCAGAACCAGTGAGCAGTAGATTAGGAATGTTTCCATTGTCAACGAATGTCTGAAATGTTTTCTTCAGATCATCAGGGAGAATAGTATCTGCAATTGTGTGTGGACGATACTTCTCAACCCACAAGAATTCTTCACGCATTATATAAACCTCACAAGTAGAAAGGGGGAGCCGAAACTCCCCCAATTATACTACGGATTGATTGTTTCGTAAAGTGCCTCTAAATCTTCATTCTCAGTCTTCACTTGCTGAAGATTCTGTTTATGATAGATTCGTGCCATCTTACTTACATACTTTTTTGGTACATCCGTTTCATCTTCAACAAGCTGAAGAATATCTTTAATATGATCCTTCTCTGCATCAATACGAGTCATCGAGTCAGAGATTTGATGCAATGCATCACGGATCTTCTTTTGAGAGTTAGGATCACTTGGAATAATAATATTGCTCATTTACTTTTCACTCACTTTAGTTCTACGAACACTTTCTTCATACTCAGCTTGCGCATTAGCAGCTGCCAATTCGGCACGTCGTTGCGCTTCTAACTGTTCTGCCTGTTCATTCAACGGAGCAAGAACTTCTTCAAGCTGACGACGAACTTCACCAACAGTTGTTAAATCTTTACCAGCAAAGATACCCTTAGATGCAGCAACATCAATAATCTGCACCATAGACATTACCAAATTCGCATTAATTTCAAGCATTATACTTACTCCCTGTTTCAGTTGCAACCCAGTACTCAACGGTGTCTCCCTTGAAGTGAGAGATACCACGCTGAGAGATTGTTACATCATAATCTTCAGCCATAAACTTCAAATTCTCAACCTTAAACACGAAGTCATAGGTTGATGTTGTGCTAGCACGAAGATCATGAGAGAACTCATTAGAGGTTGGATTCTTAGTATCGGTAGCAACCAGATGTACATGACCATCCTTACCACGAACCACAACTTCAGGCAGACTCAGCTGATTAGCAGCATTCACTACCTTCTTCAGATCAGCATAGAACAAACGGAACAATACTTCCTTGCTCGGCAGTTCCAGATTCTTTTCTGGTGGCTGAGTAACCATTGATGGATCAGTGTAGGTGTAGCGTGAAGAGTTAGTGCCTTCGCTGATTGTAACAGCAGAAGTACCAAAGTCAAACTCACCATCTTCAAACAGACTCGCAAGACCGAGGAACTGATTCAGCTCATAGATCGCAAAGGTCTGCGGGAAAGATTCATCAACAACAGCCTGAGCCAGAATATTCTTCTGCTCAGATACAGTGCGCAGTACATTACCTGCCTTCACTGAGATCGACGGATTAATCGTCGAAAAGTTCTTCAAAATATCAAATGTCTTATCACTGATTTTCATTATCTACTTCCTTCTTGTGTTCAAGATCATGAATATAAAGAGCCATTATACCATAATGGAGTACCTTCGTCAAGTCCTTTCGCCACTCATCAGGTGATCCTTTCTTACCATATCGCTGAGCATACTTTAGAATATTACCAATAGTGAACCCAAGACCATGTCCAGAATCAATAATAAACTCAGTCGCTTGAAATTGGTTCTGGCTATAATGCTCGCCATAAGTGTCCTCAATATATTCCATCAATTGTTGAACCAGAGCTGGTTCGTTGTACTTAAACTGCATAATCTATCCTCACTTCTTCATATGTTTAATCAAATCTGGATCGGCAGTAGCAGTAGCACCAAGCGCAGCAAGATCAGCCAAGGAACCACCAAAGGTGTAAGAACCATTATGTTGCAGCTTCATCCATGGGCACATCCATGTATCTTCACCAGCATCACGCATCCACTGACAGAACATATAGTCTTCAGAAAGATAACGCTTTGAACGCTCATCAATCAGTGCTTGGAAATACATAAAGATTTCACGACTACCATCAAAGTGCTTAGTGCGTACATGGTCAGGCAAATAAGTGTAGTCGGGATACTTTTGCTGGAAAGTTTCAAATGCTTTCTTAGTAACCATCATAAAACCAGTGCCGCCTTCAAGAACCTTTACTGGTTCGTCAATACGAACTTGCGTCTGACCTTCGGCTGGATTGAAGACATAGTCGCCAACAAAGTTTTCCAGTACAGAAGGATCTTCATCAGCAAATCCTTTGTCAACTGCAGCCTTAATCTTTTCCCAAGCGATAGTTTTCTTAGGGTATGGACCACACATAATGTGCTTGGCGTCTTCAGAATCTGGATCCATCAGAGCAGCAAGAGTCAGTACATCGTTCGGATCAAAGCCAATGTCCGAGTCAATAAACATCAGGTGCGTGTAGTCAGAACGCATAAACTCATCAACGCAATAGTTGCGAGCACGAGTAATCAACGACTCATTGAACAGATAAAAGAATTTGATGTCAATGCCGTATGCTTGACCCAGCTTGGCGAGGTCGGCAGTAGACTTGGTGTACATACCATGACAGTTGCCACCATACATCGGTGTAGCAACAAAAATCTTACGCTTGCGAAGTTCGCTCAAATCAATCTGAAGTTCCATAATTTCTCCATGTTATAGTTCAAATACAATTATATAATCAACACGCTATTTAGTCAACTATGGAAGAACATTTGCGTCATATTCTTTTGCGATTGTATCAGCCATCTGTTCTGCTTTCTTTTTGAAGGTGTTGTCCCAAGTCTTGGATTCTAGATCTTCAGGCAGGTGGCGTTCTTCCCATTCTTTCTGTTCATCAAGTTCTTTTAGATCCATAGATTCATCATAATCATAACCAATATGCTGACCTTCTTTGAAATGATAACCAACTGCCTTCAGGAAGTATTCAAACTCTTCAACAAGTTCGTCCATCGACATATCAGGAGTCGGAATAGAGAATACAACCTTGCGTGGTCGACCACCAAACTCATCACCCTTGTACACATACTCAAACTGAATGTGACCA